ACTTTTTATGCTGTTGTCTGCCGACCGGAAGGCCGCCTCCAGCTTAGAGGTATCCGCCCCGATCTCAATGAAAAGGCCTTTAATGTTAGATGCCATTCACTTCACCCTTAGAACCTGTCAAAATCTGCCTGCGTTGCACGGCGATTGTGCGGAACACTGTCAGGATCTCCGTCCTTCGCCTTCTTTTCCGCTCGCCACTCCATGTTGTTGTAGTCGATGATGTAGTCAACCCACATTCCAAGTGTGAGCCGATCCGCGTCCTGCATCCGCAGTCCCCGGGACAGTCCCGCGGCGAGAATTCGCTCTATCGTTACTTCTTCGCCGGTGCCGTCGTCTTCGTCGCCGTCGGACTCGGCACCCTCGATTTTTTTGTGGCGAAGCAGCTGTCGATTGCCTCTGGGATCAGCTCCAGCAGAATGTCCATGGCATTGAAATCATCACCAAGGGACCCGATCCAGGTGATCGGGTCCGGGAGGGCATTATCTACCAGACATGCCATGGACCAGGCGATCGAGGCGATCTCGGTAAAGCCCAGAAGCTCATAGATCCGGTAGGCATAGTCCGCGTCGTCCTCGGCCTTCTGCGCTTTGGTTCGGTGGCCCTTGGCGCCGTACTCATCCTGCATCTCTGCCGCTTTACGAGCGACGGGCAGCAGGACCTGTGCCGGGTCCCGGTGGAACTGGGACCGGTAAATAAAGCACCAGGCAAAGCTCGTAGAAAAGCTCACCTGCTTATCTCCAAACTGGAGCGTTTTAATCATGTTCTCCTCCTGATGAAAACCGGCAGACGGTGATGGGCCCTCCGCCGGCTGTTGGCCCTACTCAGCCCGGATAGCTTAAGTGCCGATGCTCGAGAAGTCCTCGACAGGGGACGCGCCGTACCAGTCGTCGTAGTCCTTGTCACCTTCCTCTGCCCACGCCTTGACCAGGCCATTATCGAGCCTGGGCAGCGCCGTAATGGATACCTTCGGCGTGTTGGGGCTGATCTTGTCCTCCTTGGTGCTGGAGCCAACGGAGGGCCGTTCTGCCTTACAGCGATAAAAGACGTGTCTGCGCTTTTTTGCGTCACCTGTAAACTCGAAGGCCATTGCGAACTCCTTCGGCTGGGTGTCTCCAAACTCAAAATGTGCGCCGTTCGGGCCCACCGTCTCGCCCATGACGTCGGTCAGGAACTTTTCCGGCGTATCAGCAGATGTCAGGTCTCCGCTGTATCCGTTGTTCACGACGCCCTGAAAATAGGTCGAATCGTCGGCGTAAAAAGGATCGCTGGATCCCTCTGCGTCCAGCGAGATCTCGGTGGCGCCGGGCCAAGCAAAGGCGGCGCCGTAAGTCGGCTTACCGTCGTCACTGGTGACAGTGATCGGCCAGATGTGAACGTTCTTAAGGCCATATGTGACCTTGTTTTTCTTTGTGTCAGCCATTGATAGCTACCTCCATGCTGTACATGACGCCGTAGGCGTCATGACCCTCGTATCGGGTGTCTTCCTTGCTGTAGGACAGGTCAGCGGCGTCCAGAAGGTCCTCGATCTTCTGCTCTGCCTCGATGTCCTTCCTTCGGCTATCGTACTCCAAGTTAAATCTCTGGATCTTGACGTAGTTCCGGTTATCCGCCTTCAGATCATCCCGATCCGGGTAATCAAAAAGAAGATAGGGCGTCTTTATGACATCCCTCTCCCCGTCGTCATAATAGTGATAATCACAGCCGAGCGCCTTGGCAATAGAGGCGACCAGAGCTGCCAGATCCTTATAGGTCATTCCCGCCTCCTAGCTCAGCAGGTCGAGCTTCTGCTGGATCTTGTTCTCGAGATCCTGGTCCATACCGTCTGTTGCGGGAGCTACATGGGAGTAAGCACTCGCGCGTCCATATGACTTGCCTTTCACGACCACGTTGTGGCCCTTTTCCAGCAGATGGACCAGACCCGGGGTCGTTCCATTGTAAATCGTGCACTGCGCCCCTGCTGCCCGGACCTCTTTCTTGATCTGCCAGCCGCCTTTATACCGCTTGCCCTTAATGCCTGCGGATCCGGCGTCCTGTCGGATCTTTTTCCGGATGTCGTTGGCCTCATCCTCCACCGCCAGGCTGATCGCCTTGGTGGCATTGTCCCCATATTCGGCAAGGAGCTGCGCAAAGGTTGACGCCATATCGTCTACATTGCACCTGATTTCATCAGCCACCAGCCCGCTCCTCCACATACAGCTCTATCAAATCATCCTTACGAGCGTAAGTCCGATAGACGGAGTACCTGCGGCCGTGATATATCGCGGTCCGTTCCCCGTCATAATCGGGGCCGAACATGGTAAAGACATACTGCGGCTGCAGGCCTGCCTGCCCCGCGGAGAAAAACTCCTGCCGGGAGACGGACTGCACATTAACGAATACGGTTCGGGGATGCTCGTCTTCGACTTCCATCCCATAATCGTTTTTGGACTTTGTCACGCCGATCAGCGTGATCATCTCACTCCGATCCATCGTTTCCGGTCCTCCAGGTGGTGTGTCCGCTGTGAGTCGCCAGCTGAGCCTTCTGCTCATCATAGGACGCCTTCAGGCGGTCGTATTGATCCGACTCGCCGAAGTTGGCTTTGCAATACGTAATGACTGCACGCACAATCAGCGGATCCTTCTCGTCGATATTGGACACCCCCGCGATCTCCAGATCGGCCTCTGCTGCTTTGATGAGACCGCGAATCTCATCATCGAAGGCGTACCCGGAGATCCGGAGTGCCAGTTTTACCTGCTCCAGCATCTCCGGTTACCTCCAAGCCTCAGGCGGAAACCTGAGTGATGACCTGCATACCTCCGACAGATGTCAGATCTGCGCCTGCCGTCTGCAGACCACGAATGGCGATCTGGTTGGTGGAGAAGTAAGTGCCGCCCTCGTCGGTCTCGATCTGATAGTTGTCCCACATCGGCATGTCGACGGTGCCCGGCTGGCCGTAGAGCTGCGTGCCGGCGGTCAACTGGTCAAGAACACGGAAGCGGACTGCGAGGCCCCCTTCAGTGATGGTGCCGGAGGTGGTGGTACCGGCGTCAAAGCTGATCTCGTAGAGTGCCTTCTTTTCGTTGGTGCCACGGATCTTGCCAAGCGCAGCGAGATCCTCCTGTGCAAGGTAGAGCATAGTGCCGCCCTTGCCCGGAATCGCGCGGAAGCCAAAAGCTACGCTGCGCAGGAAGTTCTCGTCGATCTTGTAGACCTTCTTTACGGCGAGACCAGAAGCCTTGACCGCGGCGACGATCTTCTCGGCAGCCTTGACACGCAGAGCGACCAGAGCGGAGCTCCGGATCTGGGCCTGATAGTCAAGCGGGGACATCTTGCGGACCTGATTGGAGATGGTGTCGAGGATGCCCCACTCGGAGGGGTTGATTGTGACGGTGCCGAACTCTGCTCCGGTCCCAGCAATGGCCTCGCCGTCTACCACATCGGCGGCGATGGCGTCCTTGGTCTTATAACCGACCACCCAGGAGCCGTTACCGGTCAGAGCGACAGCGTTGACATCGTCCACGATGCTGTCAGCGACAGCGGCGAGGCCGTTAATTCCGGTAGCCTTGGTAGGCTTTGCGATCTGGCCGGTGCCCAGGAGAGCACGGGTCTCCATGCGTCCGTTCTGGACGAACTCCTGCGCGGATCGCTCCTCTGCAGAGATTTCTGCGGACTTGCCGGTCTCGATTACCTTGCCAGCGCCGCTGTTTACTCTGCCGATAAGAGCTGAGCGCTGCTCTGCAGCTGCCTGCAACTCCTTGGAGCGATCCTCCAGCGCATCGACTTCCTTGTTGAGAGCATCAAAATCTGCGTCAGGCTTTTCTGCCTCCGATCTGATCTCTGCCTTTCTGGCCTCGATCTGCTCCATGTTTGCGTTTCTGATTTCCTCAATAGTCATGATTTTTCTCCTGTTTAAATGATTGTGCAGTTACTATATTTCATGAGTTAAGGTCACTCCGCCCCGCAGGTACTTACTCCAGCCGCCTGCACACTCATAGATAAAGATCACAATGTGATCATCATCCCAATCTCAGTCTGAGCAGCAGTCTGCTTCGCTCCTGCTCTTTTCTTGCCTTCTCCTTTGCAGCTGCATCCTCCTGCGCGGTGAAATAATCCCGGGCAGATGCGACATCTGTCGCCGGATTAGCCGGAAAAGTAACCGGAGAGACATCGTAGATCTTCTGGAAGGCATCGATCACGCGCGTATGCGTCTCCGGCTCGTAGTGATCAGCTTCAACGACGAAAGCA